ACCCTCATCGCGCATTCGCGGTTGGGCAAAGAGCACGCATTCGGTTCGGGCACGCGTTTTCGGGGCAAGAGGTGCTGATTACAGATATTCAACGAAAGCACGTTGAGGGCATGATGGAGATATTCAACACGAGGCAGACTGTAAAACTGAGCATGCTTGATCTTGAAGCTGCATAATTTCGAATCGTGCATGCGCAACAAATGAAAAAAACGTAAACACAGGGTGTAATTTTGTTGCTTTGGTGGCGCACATGCGTTAGATACTTGGATGTCAGTTGCTTGGCGTCGATTAGGCCCACCTAGCCCGATAAGGCAGATGGTTTGGTGCCGAACCCGCCCCAAATGGCATCCAAGCCCGAATTGTCCCTTGAGACATGGAGCGCTGGATGAAAGCAAGCAAACTCCCTGGATGGAAAAAGCGGATCGATAAACAGATTGGCCGCGCTCGCCTCGTGACTAAAGATGGCAAGCTTGTCATCGAAGAGCCGTGGATGAAGCTGGCGCGCCAAGCCGCAAAAGCTGCCGGCGTTGAATGGGAACCGGAACTGACGCCGGAGGAAGTTGATAGGCTTGCAAAGAAAACGCGCTTGCTCCACCAGCGGCGCCGGGCGTTTAGAGAGACCCGAGAAGACTTTTGTGAAAAGTATCCTCACCTAACACCGATCGCCAACAGCATCTACGCCCGAACCAGAAGTAGGGCGAAAGAGCTGGGCGTGCCGCATTCTATCTCCCGGCATTGGATCATGGTGCGGCTGATAGCTGGGAAGTGTGAGGTAACTGGATTGCCGTTCGACCTACGCAGCGAAATGGCGGCGAAGCACGGCATGAGAAGTAACTTCGGGCCATCTGTGGACCAAATAGTGCCGCAAGGTGGCTACACTCAGGAAAATTGCCAACTTGTAGTCTGGTGCTACAACGCAGCAAAAGGCGAAGGCAGCCACGAAGAGGTTGTTGAGATGGCGGAAGCTTTGTCGGCTTTTGCAAAACGCGGAAGATACGAAGGCTAAAAACCAGCCGAACACTCTACAGCGCTTCGCCGCTAAAATCCACCCAATTCAAGAACCGTCGTCCGCACTGCAAGCAATCGCTCGCTCCCTCCTTGGACGGCCAAACTCCCTGTCCTAATCCGCGAACCCGGTTTTAGGCAGGGCTTCCTATTCAACGGCTCAAATGATGACGGCGATCTCCAGCACTTGGGGGAAGCGCTAGCAGATCGCCGTTTTGTACGCCTCACGCAACACCAACAGACGCCAACTCACTCACCAGAGAATAGATACCCTCTGATTGTGGATAATCCATGGCGAAGATCACTGGCGACGAAATCAGAACCCTCGCTTTTGAAGCTGGTCTTTGGCGCCCCATCGTAACGCCCTGCAGAAGCGACGCCGTTCAATCCTGGCTTCTCTCCTATGGGGAAATGCCTAAGCGCCAGGTGATTGAGATATTCGCCTTTGACGACGCCCGCAGGAAGATCGCCCAAGTCGCCCCAGCATGATTCAATCCAAAGCCTTGCCAGCCTGTAAGTTCTACCCCTCAAGGCTTCATCACTTCGCCCCAGCATCCATAGACCCAACAAAGATCATTGGCGTCTGTATGTGTGGATTGGCGCAGGAGAGGCCGACAGCCATCAAGCAGCAACCGCTGAGCGCATCCAAATGACCATGCAGAAGAAGCGCGAGCGCCGCGAGAACCGCGAAGAGCTGGAGCGCATGAAGGAGGCCCTTGTCAAAGAGGGCTATGCCGTCTTCAGCCCGTCAGACAGCCGGTTGTCGATTTGCACGGCCTACAAGATCGCAGCGTCTGCTAAGCCATCCGACACGGACGACCTTGAATACGATGTGTTCGTTGACTGGCTGACCGACAACGTAGTGCTCAAGGCATATTCGCGCTTCAAGAAAGCGGGATGCGCTGTCGCGGTAATTCGCGACGACATTTGCATGAAGACCCAGACGCAGCTTGTCGTCCACGTCGATAAGCTTTGGTCTGACCTGAAGGCAGCGTTTGCCGACAACTCCCAGCTGATCGTCCTCCAGCGCGAGCAAAAGGCGATGGATGAGATGTGGAGCAAGGTTAGAACCATCGAAGAAGGCCGCGCCCTGATCGACAAGCACCGCAAGTCTATTGGCGTTGCAGCAGACCTCAGCGACCGCGCGTGAAACACTAATGTTTGCCGTGAAACATGCCTAAAGGCGACAAGCTTACAAAGAAGCAGGAAGCATTCCTGCGAGAATACCTTAAATCCCTTGATGTCGTTCAAGCCTACACAGCCGCTTACGACGTTAAGTCCATGACAAGAGAGAGTATTCGCCGGGAGGGAAATGACCTCCTGAAACACCCCCTTATCGCCCCCCGATTGGTGAGTGTTATACGCAAGGCCGAAGCTAAGGACTTGCTTACATTAGAGAAACACATGGAGCGTCTTGACGAGCTTTCCAAAAAAGCAGAGACGCTTGAGCAGATAAGCGCCGCGATCAAAGCCGAAGAACTGCGTGGGAAGCTCCGCAAGTTCTATGTCGAGCAGATCGAAGTGACTACGAAGGTCCAGGCGATGTCTGACGATGAGCTTGAGGCAGAGCTTGCGTCCAAAGCCGATCTCGTCGCCGCCCTTGCTCGAAATTAGTCGGGCCGAGAAAGAGCGCACGCTTGAACTTATTCGCGAGCGCGAACGCCGACTAGATAGAGACCAATGCGAAGCCCGCCTGATCGACTTCGTCAAAGGCGGCTGGAAGTACATTGATCCGAACCCGTACGTTCACGGGTGGCACCTTGAGGCGGTTGCGGAGCATTTGGAGGCCGTTGTCCGGGGTGAAATCCGAAACCTTCTGATCAACGTTCCGCCTCGCACTTCGAAGTCCAGCATTACGTCCGTGGCGTTTCCGGCTTGGGTCTGGGCACAACGAGACATCGGCCCGCTCTCGGGGCCGCAAGTTCAGTTCCTATTCGCGAGCTATTCGCATTCGATCTCTATGCGCGATAGCGTTAAAACGCGCCGCATGGTTGAAAGCCCGTGGTACCAAGAGCGGTGGGGCGATCGGTTTGACCTTACGGGTGATCAGAACACAAAGGTTCGGTTTGAGACCAGCAAAGGCGGTTATCGCCTAGCTACATCGACTGGTGGCAGCCTTACGGGTGAAGGCGCCGCGATTATTGTTTGCCTCACGCGCGATGCCGTTCTTGTTACGGATAAGGGCGAGAAAACCATTGGCGAAATCGTAGAAGGTTCCCTAAACGTTCGCGTTTTGGGCTATAATCACGCTACGAATTCACCTTCATGGCAGACGATTGAAGCGCATGAAAGAAATCCCGTTCGCCCCCTTTATAGAGTTAGAATTGGAGGGCGAGAGATTAAGTGTACCGGCGACCACCCAATCTACATTGTCGGTCGCGGATATACGAAAGCAGAAGAGGTTAGAAAAGGAGAGGCGGCGGTATGCCTCTCGCCCCTGTTTGGTGTGCGGCTCGCCGACGCTTCGACGTGCCAAGACTTGCTCAAAGAAGTGCGGGTTCAAGGCAAGATCGGAGGCGGCGCGCAAAGCGAACACGCGGCCATGCTCCGTCTGCTCAGTGCCAATCTACCGTACGCCCGCGCACTGGGAGCGGTTGAAGGGGCCGCCGTACTGCAGCCACAAGTGTCACGGCGTTGGTCAAACTGGTTCTGGCAACGCTTCGTATCGCGGCACTGTTATTCCGCATCAGTGCCAAGCCTGCGGCAAGGAGTATGCGGCTTCAGTCAGATTGCGGTCGAAGTACTGCTCTCAGCAATGCGCTGGTCCGCACCGCTGGAAGCCACTGGACCCGCGCAGGGTTCCGCCGCGCGAATGTCCGAACTGCAAACAGACATTTACGCCGCCAAATCGCGCGCAGCGGCATTGTTCAAAAGAGTGCTCGGCAAACACTCATGCAGCGCGAATGCGTGGAGAGGGCAACGGTCGCTTTGTTCATGGCGAGGCTCTGAAGCCGTACTCAGGTGGCTGGACGCCAAAGCGCAAACGGCTTGTGAGGCAGCGGGACGGCTTTTGCTGCCGTCTTTGCAATCGGTCGGAGTCGAAGGTAACTGGGACGTTGCACGTCCATCATATCGACTACGACAAGACGAACACGCGCATAGAAAACCTGATTTCTCTTTGCCGGATCTGTCACGGCAAGATGCATGGCCATCAAGAGAACCGGGAACAGTGGAAGTCGCTCTTGTTGAAGCTGTTGAGCGCATTCCCGATGAACCTGTGTTCAACGTCCGAGTCGGACCCGACCACAATTACTTTGCAAACGGCATCCTCGTTCATAACTGCGATGATGCCCACAACGCAATCGAAGCGGAAAGCGAAGTAATCAGGAAGGGCGTTCTGTCGTGGTGGGACGAAGCGCTTTCGACGCGCCTGAACGATCCCAAGACTGGTGCCTTCGTAGTGGTCATGCAGCGTCTTCATCAGGAAGACCTTGCAGGCCACATCCTAAGCAAGAACACGGGCGACTGGTGCCACCTGTGCTTGCCGATGGAATACGATCCTGGGCGCCATTGCGTTACGTCAATTGGATGGGAAGACCCAAGAACAGACGATGGGGAGCTTCTTTGTCCCGAACGCTTCGGTCCCGATGAGGTTCGCATCCTCAAATCTCGCCTTGGTCCAACAGCTACAGCCGGCCAGCTCCAACAGATCCCGGAGCCCAAGGGCGGCGGCATCCTCAAGCGGGATTGGTGGGGCGTCTATGAGTTGGAACTCGGCGCCCAGCCGCGCCACCAGTTCGAATACGTCGTTGCCTCTCTCGACCCTGCTTTCACAAGCAAGCAAGAGAACGACCCGTCCGGATTTGTTGTCTTGGGCGTCTACCGGGACATGGGGCGTCCAAAGGTTGTCCTGCTCCACGCTTGGAAGAAATGGCTGGAACTCCACGGCCGAACGATTGAGCGCGAGCACAACGAAGACAAGAAGACCTTCATCCGCCGCGCCATGCCTGAATGGGGCTTGGTTGAATGGGTTGCCCACGACTGCAGCCGGCTTCGGGTCAATCAGCTTCTGATCGAAGACAAGGCCTCAGGCCATTCGGTCGCGCAGGAAATCAAGCGCCTGTACTTCGACAAGAACTGGGGCGTCTCGCTGGTCAATCCTGGCACTTTGGACAAGCGGGCTCGAGCCTACGCCGTCCAGCATATGTTTGCAGATGGGATGATTGAGGCGCCAGCGGCCACGCGTGGCGAAGTCTACGAGTTCCGAGAGTTCGCCCAAATGGCGATTGACGAGTGCGCCAAGTTCCGAGGGCTTCCCGGCGACGAAGACAACGTTGTAGACGCCCTTACGCAGGCCCTGAAGTACATCCGCGACCGTGGCATTGCCCAGCGCGCAGATGAAGTCAGGGCAGACGAAGAATTCCTTGCACGGCATAAACCCAAATCGGAGCTACCGTATGACGTCTGAAACTGAAGAAAAGGCTGCGTTCCCCACTGTTGATGATGTTCTCGCTAACGCCTGCTTTAACGCGCAGCGCGTGGTGACGAACCTCTCCGGTCAGCCTCAGTCCATCAACGTCGAGGCATGCATTCAGCTTCTCAATCATTCCGCGCAAGTCCTGACGATGCTGCGCCCGTTGATGGCGGCAAATCAGGATCAGGCGCCGACTGAAGCGCGGGCGAACTGATCTCAATGGCCGATCCCATCGATACCGGCGAAGTCTCCCTTGAGGAAGGCTTGCCGGATGACATCATTCAGATCGAACACCCGGACGGAACGGTCACGATCGACCTGTCCGGCGATGGGGCGTCGCTGGATGATGA